CGCCATTAGCTCAGTTGGTCAGAGCAACCGGCTCATAACCGGTGGGTCCAAGGTTCGAATCCTTGATGGCGCACCATAACAAGTTCTTGAAATATAGAACTTGTTATAAATTAAATAAAAGCTTGATATATTATAATTTAACATTTATAATAATCAAGTGCAAAACACTTGGGTAGGTGGTCGAGTGGTTAATGGCACCAGACTGTAAATCTGGCCGCGAGAGCGTACGATGGTTCGAATCCATCCCTGCCCACCAAGTAATAAAATCTCTATAATTTAGTATTTAACTGAATTGTAGAGATTTTTTTTATTTAAAATAATGCAATTTTAATGCAACTAGATATTTTGAATATAATTAATGTAATTGTCTAAAGCGTCCTTTTTAAATTTATTAAATATAGTAGTGTATGTATTTATAGTTATTGATATGTTTTTATGACCTAATAATTTTTGTAGAACTTCAGCAGGAACACCAGCCTCAATACATCTCGTTGCGTAAGTATGGCGAAGCATGTGAGTGTTAACCGTAGATGTTTTTAAATTTACAGTTCCTTTTTTAGCTTTTATAGTAGTAACTTTTATTCCAGCGTATTTGCATACCTTTTTAAAGTGAGAATTTATTGTTGAAGGTGTAATAAGAGAAGAATCAGGAAGGCAAAATAAAAGATTATTTTTATTTGGTTTATAGTTTTTAATGCAATCTTCTAAAACTGGTTTTAAAACAACTGTAATAGGTATTTGTCGCTTTGAATTATATGTTTTTGTTTTTGTACCAATAATTACTTTTCCTTCTTTATCTTTGGTTAACGTATTATTAATATCTATTAGATTATTTTCAAAATCTATGTCTAGTGGTGTTAAAGCTAAAATCTCACCAATACGCATACCTGAATGAATTGCAATAAGAAAAATATTTTTATAAATATCATATTGAACGTTCTCTAAAAAAGCTTTCTGTTCCTCAATAGTAAGTGCTACAACTTCTTTAGTTTCTTTTAAAGATTTTGGTTTAACAACAAAGTCTAGTGGATTTTTTAATATAATATCTCTTTTAATGGCTTCTTTAAAAATAGATCCTAACATTTCATAAATTTTACTAATGTATGAATCAGCATAATTTGTTTTAGAATTTATAAAATTTTGTAAATCATCAATTGAGATTTCTTGAATTTTTGCTTCACCAATAGAACTTTTTTCAATATGTGCAAAAGTATTTAAAGCACGTCCGTAGGTAGCGTCTAATATTATATTTGCATTGTGTTTATTTTCTATTATGCTTTTACCTAATTGTGCAACTGTAGTAGAGTTTTTGTCTATATAAGATTTGGTTTGTACCTGTGCTTGTGCAATAGTTATTTTTTCTTTAACTTCTTTTCTAGTTTTACCATACACAGATTTTCTGTTTAATTTTCCGTTATCTTTTGTGCCAGCAACAAATTGACCAACCCATCTGCCTAACTTTTCGCTGTAATAAATAGTTCCTTCACCATTACCTTTTTTTGACATAAAAAAATTCCTCCTAAAATCAAATATTACACTTGACCACCAAGGAAATTATATATATAATGAAAATACAAAATCCTTTGTGGTTTTGTGGTGATGAGGAAATGTACGGTTGTGGTGACTTTGTAGCATTTCCTCGTTTTTATTTTTATAATTAAAATTATTTATAAACATTTCTTCTTTTGAAAAAATATATTAAAGTAGGTACATAATAAATTCCATAAATCAATACATAAAAAGGATATGTAGTATAGTAAGTTGAATGATAACAAGCTAGAAGTGATTTATAAAAGAAATTAATACCTAAAATAATTAGTAAATTATTTACAGAATTGGGTTCACTATTTTTTAAATCTTTATATGTTTTATATTGATAATAACAGTAAACAATATCAATAAGACAACCTAGTATAAATAAAGAATTGTTAGAAAAAATTGAATTATTAAAAAAAGAATCGATTGTTGATAAAGCATATAAAATAATAAATAAAGGCATAATACTAACATAAGAATCAAACCAACTCATACTTAGTTCTTTTGGTTCTTTTTTGTTAGTTTTTTTCGGAAAATCAGATAATTTTTTTTCAACATTAAAGACATTAGAATCATCAATAAGCTTTATAATATTTGAAAAATGAGTACAGATTAAAAGTGTAGTTTTTAAATCAATATTTTTTTCTTTTCCATTTATAAAATAAATAAATTGTTCCGATAAATCACTAAAACCATCTAAAACATTATTAAAATTTCTGTAATCTATAATATCTAGAGTGTTATTTTCCAAAAATTGATTAATAGAAGAAATATATTTAAGAGTTTCATCATTTTGTATGATACCAAATTTTTGAAAAGCTTTAGAAAAAACTTTATCAACAATAAAATTTATTGAAGATTTTGTATAATTATCAGCTAGAGAAAGACTATAGAAAAATAAATGATATGTAAAAGATGTTATAATGAATTTAGAAAAATTATTAATAGAAGTTGATTTTGAATTATCAATAATTTCTTTTAATTCGTTCGTTCCTAATATACATAGTGAAAATAATTCATTAATTAAATCACCAAATTTTGAAAGTTCCACAGAATTAAATTCAATGTTGGAATTATTATATTTTTTAGAAAGTTTATAATAACATTTTTCACAAAGACCATTATACCAAACTCGTTCTGTACTTCCACAATTGTAACATTCTTTAGAATTATGATAATTATATTTTTCTGAATCTTCACTTGATATTAATAAATTATCGTTGTTTTCCATAATATTACCTCTTTTCTTTTGTAAATTTATTCTTAAAATTATTTAATATCTTTATTTTTTTGAGCTAATTTATACATTTCAATATATTTATTTATTTCTTTAATATCTTCAGAAGTTAATCCTTGTAAATTTAATGGTTGTGTATTAGTTATAGATACATTATTATCAAGCAATTCATCTAAAGTTATATTAAAAAATCTTGCTAATTTTAAAGCTGTATTCAATTTTATATCTTTAACTTCACCTTTTAGAATAGTTAAAAGTGTAGTATATGGTATTTCAAAATTACTTTCTTTTAAACGAATACTTAATTCTTTAGGATTTTTTATATTATTTATTTTCATAAGATAATTAAGCTTTTCAGATAAATCCATTTTTACACCACCTTTCATATAAAAAATTATAACAAAAAAAATTTTTATTGTAAATAAAAAAGTACAAATAATTGTAAAAAAAATATTGACAGTTACAAAAAACTGTATTATTATAAAAATATAAATACAGAAACCTGTATTTATAGTAATGAATAATTACAAAAAAATGTAAAGAGAGTGAGAGAATATGTTTGAAAATTTAAAAGCAGAGATGGCAAGAAAAGGAATTACTATTATGGATATTTCTAGGGATTTGGATTTTGTATATGAAACTTTAAGAAACAAATTTAATGGAAAAACTGATTGGTTGAGAAGTGAAATGATTATGATCAGAGATAAATATTTTCCTGATAAGACTTTAGAATATCTATTTCAAAAAAATGAAAAATAACCACAACCGTACAACCAATTCGAAAGGGGTGAGAAAATGACATACGCAGATTTACCTGATACTATAACGCCTTTAGATTATGCAGAATGGCGAAATATGGGCGAAGCTAGTGCAAGAGAAAAATTTAAAAGTAAAGGTTTTCCTAGATTAAAAGGCACAGGTGTAAAGCAGTTAGCTGACAAAAGAGCAGTTCTTTTATATGAACTTGGTTTATCAGAAGAAGATAGACAAGCAGTTTTAAAAGAGATAGCAAAAGAAGTAATAAAGGGGTGATAATAATTTTATTTATAAATGAAGATGATAATATTTCAAATGAAACCAATGATGGTAAATGTATTAGATGTGGAAAATGTTGTACAAGCTATTTACCTTTAACAAAAAAAGAATTACATATTATCAAGCAATATGTAAAAGAAAATAACATTCAAGCAGAAAATAGATTATTACCTAATGGCGATTATGAAACAAGATGTCCATTTTATAATATTTCAGAACATAAATGTAATATTTATGAAGTTAGACCTTTTGCATGTAGAGATTTTAAATGTGATCATAAAGATTGGAAAAAAAGAAGAAAATTATATGCAGAAAGAGCAGATTTTAACGGAATAAAAAAAGGAAAAGCAAAGAAATTATCAACAATGCAAGATTTAATTTATGATGATTTTGAATTATTAGTTAGAACTATTGCTAATATGTCTATAAAAGATGGTGGTGTAGATTATGATTTATTTGTTGAAGCTTTAAAAAATGCAGATAGAGAAGAACTACTAAAATACATGAAATTTGAATTTGAGAAAGAAGGTGAAAAAGATGTTTAAAAAATTAAAAAAAGATTTAGAAGAATTGGAAGCTAAATACGAAGAATCTTTAGAAGAAATAGCTGAATTAACAGCAATTGATAATATACAAAGTGATATTTTAGCTAAAATTTGCAATATATGTGATGAAAATTCATATAGCAATGAAAAAAATAAAATTGCAAAAATAAAAGAGCTTGCTAAACCTTACACACACGCAAACTCTTAAAAACAAACAAATACATATATATTAGTATTTTTAATTATTATAACAAGAAAAGGAGAAAATGTAAAGTGAAAATTGATATAAACGAATTACAAAATCAACGCAAAGAAGAAATTATTAAATAAGGTAGATATTTAAGAGTAGAAATAGTGATTCCTGATTTACAAGAGCCTAAAGATATAGAAAATGCAATAGTTGAATCTAGCATGCAAAAAGTAGGAATGATTGAAATAGGTGCATTATTTTCAATATTAAATAGTGTAAAAACAGGAATATTAAATGTGATTGAAGAAGATAAACGTATAAATATTGGTGATATTTTAGAAATTGAAAGAGCTTATGATAATGTAACAGCTACAAAAGAAATAAGTCAGAAAGGAAAAGATAAAAAATGAATAATTTAAGTTTATATGATATAGCAAATGGCTTTAATCAATTAATGGAAACAGAAGAAATAACAGACGAAGTTAGAGCTGAAATAGAAAAACAACTAACTGAAATGTTACAGACTAAAAGTACAAGTATTATAGGCTATTATAAGAATATAGAATTATCTATTGAAGCAATGAAGAATGAAGAAAAACGAATTGCTGATAACAGAAAAGTTTTAGAAAACAAATTAGAATCATTTAAAGAATATATCCAAAAATGTTTAGAACAAATTGAAGGCAATAAAGTAGAAACTGCTTTGGGTACTATTAGTTTAGCAAAGTGTCCTTTAAGTGTTGAGATAATTGATGATGAAAAATTGCCTAATAAATACAAAAAAACAATAATGACAGTAACTATAGATAAAACAGCTATTAAAAATGACTTTAAAGAAACTGGAGAAATGGTTGAAGGTGTTAGATATATTACTGATAAAAGGAGCGTGCGAATTAAATAATGGAAGATTCAGTAGATGAAATTACAAAAATAAAAACAATGAATTTATACGAAAAATTACTTTGTATTACGTCAGAGATAGGAAAAGTAAATAAAAATCTTTTAGTAGGTGAAGGTAGGTCCAGTTATAAAGCAGTCGGCGAAGCAGATGTATTAAAAGCTGTAAAAGAATTAGAAAAGAAGTACAGAGTGTATTCTTTTCCTTTTAGCAGAGAAGTAATTAAAGATGAAGTAATTGAAAAAGAGAAAAAATATAATAATGAAATTACTGTTACAACTCAAAATTTTATAAGATTGCAAATCATATATAGATTTATTAATGTAGATGATCCTAAAGAATTTATCGATATTTTTTCTTATGGTGATGGTATTGATAGTCAAGATAAAGCACCAGGTAAAGCTATGACTTATGCCGATAAGTACGCTTTATTAAAAGCTTATAAAATAGTAACAGGAGATGATCCTGACCAAAAGCCAAGTGAAGAAGGAAAACAAAAAACAGTAAACAAAGTTACTAAAACTGAAGCAATATCTATCCGAAATTTAATGGTTAGAAAAGGTTTAGATGTTGAACAACAATTAAAAAGTAACTACAAAATAAATAGTACAGAAGAATTATCGAAAGAACAATATTTTTCAATAATGAAGGCAATAGCAAATATGCCTAACAAAGTAGTTAAAGAGGTTGACTAATGAAATTTACTGGTGAATTATCAAATACAACTTTTGATTTTAGGTCAGGTTGTACTAAAATAGAACTTTTATTAAGAACAAATGAAGTTGATAGCATATTAAAATTAAACGGCTCAAAATTGAATGTAGAGTTAAAGAAGAAGGGAAAAGAAAAAACTACATCTGCAAATAGTTATTTATGGGTTTTATGTGATGAAATTGCTCTTGAGTTGTCGAAAGACGGAACAATAGTAACTAAAGAGCAAGTTTATCAAGACGGAATAACAGCAGTAGGTATTTTTCAAGACATTGACATAAGAGAAGAAGCTTACGAAACCTTCGAAAGAATTTGGGAAGATAAAGAAAATCATATTGGATATATAACAGAAATAGTTTCTGCTCAAAATGGAGAATTAACAATTAGGTGCTACTACGGTAGTAGTTGTTATAACTCAATAGAAATGAGCCGTTTAATTAATTATATTAAAGAATTAGCAGAAAATTTTGGTATTCCTACAAAGTCAAAAGCAGAAATAGATAGTTTACTGAAGGAGATAGACAAGTGAAATCTATATTACAAAGAACTGAAGAATGTTATTTCTGTGCAACAACGAAAAACTTACATTTACATCATGTTATACATGGTATAGCAAATAGAAAATTATCAGATGAGGACGGCTTAACAGTATATTTATGTTGGAATCACCACGAAGGGAGTTTTGGTGTTCATGGAATAAATGGCAAAGAAATAGACACTATGTTAAAAGAAAAAGCACAAGAAGTTTGGCAAAGATACTATGGAAAAAGTAAAGAAGATTTTATCAAAAGATATGGAAGGAGTTATTTATAGCAATATGAAAAACAAAATAAATGTAACTAAAATTCTTATTGTATTTATAGCAAGTATTTGCATTATTGACGGAATATTGTTAATAAAAGAGCCATCTAAAATAGCAGGTGTTTTAATAATAGTATTAAGTTGCATAGATTTTATTGAAGAAATTGATAAAGAAATGACAAAGTTAAGAGAAGAAAACCAAAGATTAAAAAATATGAAGTAATGAGGAAGTAAATTTATGGACGGCTGGATAAAGTTACATAGAAAAATGATTAACTGGGAATGGTACAACGATATAAATGTTAAAGTAGTTTTTTTACATTTATTGCTTACTGCTAATCATGAAGATAAAAAGTGGCAAGGAATAGATATAAAAAGAGGTCAAAAGTTAACATCAATAAAACATCTTTCAGAAGAAACAAGGTTAACAATTAAGCAAACAAGAATCGCATTAAACAAGCTAAAATCGACAAACGAAATAACTACCAAAACGACAAACAAATATACACTCATAACTATTGAAAAATACAACAATTATCAAGTTAGAGATTTAGAAGAAGGCAAACAAGATGACAAGCAAATAGACAATCGGGGGACAAACAAAGGGCAAACAAAGGGCAACAAACAAGAATGAAAAGAATGATAAGAATGAACAAGAAGATAAGAATAAAAAAGAAATAGATAAAGAAAAAATACACTTTGCGACAGATGTTTCTATGACCAATGCTGAATACGAAAAATTAATCAGCACTTATGGAAAGAGTTTCGCAGACCAATGTATTACTGTTCTTGATAACTATAAGTGTGCTAATGGAAAGAAGTACAAGAATGATTATAGAGCTATTTTAAGTTGGGTTGTAGATAAAGTTCAAAAGAGTACAAGTTCCCAAAACAATAGTTATAAATCAAACGGAAATCCATTCTTTGATTTACTACGAGAGGAAGGTAAAATGCAATGACACGAGAAGAAACTTTAGTTGTTTTGGGAATACTAAAAACCAGTTATCCCGGTTTTTATAAAGACATGAATAAAAAAGAACTTGAAAATATTGTCGATTTGTGGTGTGAGATGTTTTCAAACGATTATGTCAATGTTGTTAAAGTAGCCGTAAAAGAATTAATACAAACTTCAAAATTCGTTCCAACAATTGCTGATGTTAAAGAGAAAATTTACGAACTAACAACAATTGAAAAAACACCAAGTGAGTTGTGGGGAGAATTAGAAATTGCTTTAAAAGACAGCATATATCATAGCAAAGAACAATTTGAAAAATTAAGCCCTGAAGTTCAAAAATTTGTAAGGAATTCAGCTCAACTCAAAGAAATGGCAATGATGAATAGTGATGTTGTTCATAGTGTAACTAAAGGTCAGTTTTTTAAGCAAATAGATTTAATTCAAAAGAGAATAAAAGAAGATAAACAAATGTTACCTGAAGCACAAGAATTAAGAAAAATGACTTTAAATGTAGGTCAAGATGTAAATAAATTATTGAGGAGCAAGTAAATGAAACACAAAATAGAATATACAAAAAAAGGTTATTCATACGTTAAATGTACGTCTGAAGATTGCTATAGATGGGTGGAATGGCAGTATGCGACTATTGTGGTGAAAAAATGTATTTTGATGTGTATTTAATATATGTTTTAGCTGGTGCATATTGTCCTGAATGTTTTGAAGAATGGAAAGGTAGAGCTAGAAGATATGCTTCAGATTTAGCTCTGCAAAATCAAAATGATAAGTTTTGGTATAAAGCACAATTACCTGATTTGGAGGTAGACAATGAGCAAGAATAATAAAATATGCAATGCCTGTGAACATTGTCAATATCATTCAGAAGGCGATTCATTTTGCGATATAAATTACGAATTTGTATTAGAAGATTGGTTACCAACATATGAATTTTTATGGTGTGGTGGTAAGAATTGGAGGAAACAATGAACGATTTTAAATGTAAAGGTTGTGGTGAGTGTTGCAGTAATTTGTTACCACTTACAGTTGACGAAATAATAGATTTAAAGTTTTTAGCTAAAGGTAAAGAATCACACAAAAGAAAATATCTAAACGATTATTATATGGTATGTCCATTTTTAAACGAAAATAATAGATGTGATATTTACGAAAATAGACCTTGGATATGCAAGACATTTACCTGTGATAAATTTAAAAATGCAATATTTGATGAGGAAGATAGACAAGAAATTGATAAAAAAAGAAGTATAGTCAATTTAAGAAAAGAGATTTTTAATGAAGAAATGTAGCTGTGAAGTTTTTGAAGAAGGCAAATGTACAGGTTGTAATGGTTTAGAATATGAAAATATAAACGAACTTAAACAAAAATGTGAAACATATATAGAAGAAAGACGCAGAAAGTGGAAAAAAAGTGGAATTTGAAAAAATGTTAAATAATATAACACTAGGTGATAGTTATAAAGTTTTAAAAGAAATTCCTGAAAATAGTGTTGATTTAGTAATAATAGATCCACCGTATGAGTTTGGTCAATGTGTTGGTGCTGGTGCGTTTGGTACTAAAAAGAGAAATTATCATGAAGAATATTTGAATTTGTATAAAGAAACTGGTTCAACGCAAGAAACAGAACGATTAAGAATAAGTGCTAACAAAGATAAAAGTAGAGAAAGTACAAGATTCATTTCAAAAGGTTTTAGTTTTGATATATTAGATGAACTACAAAGAATAATGAAAGCAACTAATATTTATATTTGGTGTAGCAAAGCACAAGTAGGAAAAATAATTAATTATTACGAAGAAAAAGCTTGTAATATTGATATTTTAACTTGGCATAAAACAAACCCAGTTCCAACATGTAACAATACATATTTAAGTGATACTGAATATTGCATATTTGCTCGTCAAAGTGGCGTAAAACTAGGGGGAGCGTTGCTACCAAGATGAAATATTATGTTACAGCAACAAATGTAGCAGATAAAGAAAAATATAAACACCCAACTATAAAACCACTACCAATAATAAAGAATTTAATAATAAATTCGAGTAAAGAAGGTGATGTTGTACTAGATTGTTTTAGTGGTTCAGGTACAACATGTGTAGCAAGTAAAGAATTAAATCGACAATTTATAGGGATTGAAATAGACGAAGAATACTACAAAATAAGCCTAGATAGATTGAATGGTATTACAGCTTATGGTCAATTAAGTTTTGATACTGATATAAATAAGATATAGAAGGAAAATTAAATGAGAGAAATAAAATTTAGAGGAAAAAGTATTATAGATATAGGATACATAAAAAAAGGCAATTGGATATATGGTGGAATATCAATAAATGATGATAGAGTATGGATTGATATGGATTATATAGGTCAAGTAGCTGTAGAAGAATCTACAATAGGACAATTTACAGGATTACACGATAAAAACGGAAAAGAAATATATGAGGGAGATATACTAATAGCACCATCTTGGTTTGGAAATTTAAAATGTGTTTGTATATATCAGCAAGAAAATGAAACAAGTCCAGTTTTAGGATTTGGTTTATACAGCTATGACAATTATTTTCGAAAATATAGAACATTAGTACAAAGTGATGAGTGGGAAGAATTTGAAGTAATAGGAAACATATATGAAAATAAGGATTTATTGGAGGATTAAATGGAAGAAGATATAAAGATATTAGAAGAAAAAATAAAGAATATATGTAAAAGTGGTAAACGAATAAAATTAGAAGATATAAAAAATATATATAGCTTATTTGAATTGATAAGTCATGTATTAAAAAGAAATAAAGAGTTAGAAGAAGAAAATAAAAACTATAAAAGATTATACATAAATATTAATGGAATGAGAAATGGAAAAGAATTATTAATTAAATACATAAATGACAGCATATTAAAATCAGCAATAAAAGAAAAGATAGAAGAATTATTGGAGGATAAATAATGATAACACTTAAAAATAGCCTATCACTTAGAAAATATTTAAAAGCAAATGGTTATTCAGAATTTAATTGGTCTGATTCAAATAATAATGAATTTACTAGATATACAAAAAAATTATTTTTTGATTATTATTTTGATTATTATACAGACTTTACATCTACTAAAAGATTTGAAATTTTTTGCAAAATAGTTGTAGAATTTTGTTCTAACAAAAAAATTTGTAGAGTTTATGCACCTTATTGTAAAGATGAAATAATAAGTGTAAATTATTATACAGGTCATATTACCAAAAATACTGAAAAAAAAGATCTTGCTGATATACCATTTATTGAGGGACATGATAAAGGTTTATTAAGATTTTTAGAAAATAAGGAAATATAAAAATGCGTAAGTGTAGTATGTGTTTAGAATGTAAAGACGAAAGTCAATTTAGAGTGAAAAGAAATAGATATAACAGTTACTGTAACAACTGCCAAAAGTTATATATGAAAGAATATATGCGAATTTACAGAGAAAGGAAAAGAAAATGAAAATATTTAGATTTATGAGTAATGATGAGTTTCAAAAGTTTCAAGCTGGAGAAGTTTTAGAAAATACAGTTCATCATCAGGGTAAAACAAATTCTGTTGGATTCTGTTTTTTAAATATTAAGGAATTTGCTCCTGAAAAAGCTATGCATTTTTTAAGTGGTATTGTAAGTTTTGATATATGTGCTGTATTTGAAACAGAAAAAAAACTGCAAAAGACTTATGGTATATATGCAAAACCGATTAAGAGTACAGGCAATTTAAGGATAGATTTAATTAATTTATATATGAGATTGTCAGATAAGTTTACAGCAAATGAATATTGTACAACTAAATATGATAATAAGAATTTTAAATTGATAAAATATTCAAAAAATATTTGGTCGCAACACGAAGTTTGTAAAGAACAACCTGAATTAAAATGGATTGAAAATAATTAGGAGAAAAAATACAATGTACATAGAAGAAGATTTAGAAAACATGCTACAGCAATATCCGATTAATGTAGCAAAATTAAATGAAGCACGCAGGATAATTAAAGACTGTGAAGATTTGAAAAAAATACATAATAAAAGATTTACAACAGATGATTCAGAAGAAATAGAAGCTCAACAATTAAGTTCTACACTCGGAAATGTAAATGTATCAGGAAAGACGAACAAAATAAGTGATACTGTTCCAAAAGTAGCTATGAATTATAGAAGTAAAAGACGTGGCACAATTAAAATTGATTTATTACGCAATAACAGTAAGCTTGAAAAGTACAAGAAAATAGAACAAGAGATTTCAAGCGAAGTTGAAAAAATAGACAATTTATTAAATTGTTTGAATAATTTTGAACATTTTATTACAATTCAGCTCTATATGAATTGTAATAAAAATTGGACCTATGTACAAGAAGTATTCAAAATGAATTTCAGAGAAAAAAGCATAAAACAACTAAAAAGATACCAAAAATCAGCAATGGAAAAGATGTTAGCAGTTCTGAATATATAGAATTCTGCTATACTTATATAAAGCCCTTTTATCTTATTTAATTTTTGAAAGTTTAAAATGTATAAATATCCAATCCAAGTATAAATAATAAAAAAGTTATTTTTTGACAAATAAGTATAGCAGAATTGTGTATTTTTTATAAAATGTCCTTGATTTGTCCAAAATTTCGTAGTATAATTATAATGGTTGAGAAAAGCGAAATAAATCAACACATATTGAGAAACTATAATCACAAAAAGGCAGTTCTGAAAGGACCTGTCTTTTATTATGCCCTGAAAGTAGATTAGTAAGTGCAACTCTTACAAAGGGCGAATAGAAAATGGTGTCTTTATTTTCTAATTTTACATTTTTAAGTTTGGCAAAGGGGTGAAAAAATACCCCTTTGCTAAATAATATGAGGTAAGAATGAAAAAATTAAATGAATTTATAAGTTATATCGAAAAATATATACCAACAGCATATTGTGAAATTAAAGACTTAGGAAAAGGCTTCTATGTTCAGGTTATTATGTCTAGCACAAGTAATAAAAACATATCAGTTAAAGAAAGTGCTACTACTGGTATATATGTAAATGATATAGTAAAAACTTCTGAAGGTAACGATATTCAACTAATAGAAATACTATACGACAATAACGGAGATAAAAAGAGATTTAGTAGACAGTTAGTTGATGAATTAACTAAAATATTCGCAAATAAATACATATTTTGTAACGTATTATCTGAAGGCAAAGAAGAATTACGCATGCAATTTATGGTATTAGAAGAAATAAAACCATTTACAGGGTGGTTATCAACAACAGATTATAAAAGTTCTTTATAGACTTTTATATAAATGCACAGTTCTTTATTTATCAACTTTTCTTGGAGAACTGTGTATTATTTTTATATATAATTGTATGTAGTGATATATAAAACGAATACTGCAAAATAAGTTAAGGCTAATTTAGAGTAATGAGTTAATTAGTCAGCAGAAAAAAGCCATTACAAACTATTAGATAAAGGTAGCTCCTTTTGTAACACAATAGTCTTTTATATCATTACATAGAGTTATATAGCAATATATAAAATAATCAATTTCAGGTCTTAACACAAGTAATATTACGGTTCGTAAAAGCAAGCCTGTAAATAAAAGAACTTATGCCAATAGTGGAGTTGAGCCACTATTATATTGCTATATAATATTAATATAGATAGCATATAGCATATAGCACGAAAGAAGGTAGGCGTAGCAAGGTACTTTTCAAAACACAAAAGTCGTCTAACCCTAGACAGTATTGAGCCTAGGAAATCAAGACTGTAAACATCTCGAGTGAAAACCTGAATGTATGCTATATGGTATTTATATTTTTTATTGCGTTTTTAATATAAATATCCTCCTGAATAGTTTTTGTATAAAACTTTCAAAATTCAAACAAGTGCATGTAAAAAAAGAACTACTATCTGCATGCACTAATATGTACAGTTCGTCTAATGTAAGACCATTGAGAATAGCAGTTCGAATCTGCTACTGTACTAGCCAACCTTTATAGCTTAAAAAAGCAATTTGATTAGCCGAAGGTTCAAAAGAATCTGCATAGTATAAGCTGGAAAGTCATTTTATTGAATGAAACTACCAGCTTTTAGTATGTATAAAGGAGTTAGAATGAAAAGAATTAAAAAAGAACAAGTAGAGCAAGTAGAGAATGAAGAAAAAATAACATTAAATAATAGACGTTTTGTTATGAACAACAGGACCTGGGCAATAGTTGAATTATCACAAGAAGAAATGGTTGAAGTAATTAAAAAGTCAAATGATGAACCAGGAAAAGGCAAATATTTTGGTTTAACATACTTTGACAGACAAACTATTTTTATTGATAAAGACTTACACCCACAAAGAAAAATAGCAACATTATTACATGAATTAGGACATTGTTATGTTGGATCATATATGACACATTTAGATAAAGAATACGAAGAAGAGGATATATGCGATGTTATAGCAAACAGCTATGAGATTATTCATGGCGTAATGAAACAAATATTAGAGTAGAGGTGCTAGAGTATGAATGAAAGAGCAAAGTATGTAGCTGTTGATGAAGAAAAAAACAACAGAATACAATATATTAGAGAAATTTTTTCAAAAGCTTATGATGAAATAGAAAATATATGTAAACCTAGTAGAGAAACATCACTTGTATATACAAAACTTGAAGAAGCTCAATTTTGGGCAATAAAAGGAATAACAAGAGAATAGGAAGTGAGGACATGGCAGAGGAAGAAAAAAGAGGCAAAGGACACCCTAAAGCTTTTAAAACAGAAGATGATTTAAAAGTAGCAATGTTATCATACGTTGCATACTGTAAAAAGAAAAAGAAAATGCCGAATGTTGCAGGCTTTTGCGTTTTTTGTGATATTAATAGAGATACTTACTATGCCCAAAAAGATTATTATTCCGACACTTTTAGCCAATTGAATGATATTTTAGAAGATGAAACAATAAATACTAACTGTGTTTCGGATTCATTTAAACAATTTTATATGAAAAATAAATTTGGTTATAAAGATAAACAAGAAATAGAAAATTCAGGAGCAGTTGATATTAAGATAGAAGGCTACAACCCTGATTTTTCTAAGTAAAAACGGTAATGAAATTATATTAATAAATTTTTAAAATGGCTTAAATTCGATTGTAGAAGGTCGATTTTAGGTCATTTTTTGATATTTGTATATCAATTATGTAAATTTTATATTTTCTTATAAATTTTCATATCTTGTTAAATTTTAAAGTTAGTCTTAAAAATTACCGAGAAAACACTTTTTAGATATATGAATTTATTTACATAATGCTATTTATAATAAATTTATTTAAAGCTCCATTGAACAAAAATGTCAAAAGTGGCAAAAAAGTTCAATGAAGTTTTAATAAGAAATCAACGGAAGGATTTTATTGACAATTCAAAAAATATAATAAACTTACAAAAATGTGAAAAAAGATAATAAAAACACTTAAAAAATGTGAAAGTTTTTTGAGGTTTCAAAATGAGTTCTAATAAAACTGCTAAACAAGAATTGATTAAGTTGTATGGAGCAGAATGTTTTATTGAGCGTTTACATTTAAGACATGACCAAAACAGACATTATACTTCTCGAGGTCAACTAAAAAGAATGAAACAGTTGACTTATCATCATATTAAAATGAAAAAAGACGGTGGAAAAGCGACAGTTTCTAATGGTGCGTTGTTAAGTGCTGAAAATCATCAATGGTTTCATAAGCAAAATTTAACAAGACAAGCTGAAATGAATAAGCAATTTCAACTATTAAAACAGCGTGAAGATTATAAAAGAGTAGGAATTGTTTTTGAAGATGAAATAGATACTGGTATTGAATTAAATACAGTTGAAATTTCATTGTCGCCGAATTTAGAAGTAAAACCAGTAAAGCAAAAGTTTAATAGAGCTAAAGAAAAACAAGAACTGAACAGATTAAAACAGGAGTATGAGGATAGATAATGGCTGAAATAATTTTAAAAGGCACACCCAATCCTAAACAAGAGCAGTTTTTATTAAGTACAAAAAAGAATATTTGCTATGGTGGTGCTAGAGGTGGAGGAAAAAGTTGGGTAATGCGACGTAAGTTCATATTATTAGCTTTTAACTACGCAAAATTAAGATTATTACTATTAAGACGTACACTACCTGAATTAAGAGAAAATCACATGCGACCTATGTTATCTGAATTATATCCAGTAGTTCCATATAAAGATAAAGAATCAATATTTAGTTTTCCTAATGGAAGTTTAATAAAATTAGGATATTGCGACCACGAAACTGATGTATTGCAATATCAAGGTTCTGAATGGGACGTTATAGGGTTTGAAGAAGCAACTCAATTTACAAAATATCAAATGGATTTCTTAAAGACATGTGCTAGAAATACAAGAACTGATTTTTCACCTAGAATTTATTATACTTGTAACCCTGGTGGTGTAGGACATGCAGAAATAAAAAGATTATTTATAGATAAAGAATATGTCAAAGGTGAAAATCCTGACGATTATTTATTTATATCAGCAAAAGTTTATGATAATAAAGTTTTAATGGAAAACGATCCTGAATATGTTTTAACATTGGAAGCTTTACCTGAAGAATTAAGAGAAGCTTTCCTTGAAGGTAATTGGGATATATTTAGTGGTCAATACTTTAAAGATTTTAAACGTGAAAAACACGTTATAGAGCCGTTTAAAATTCCTGTTGGTTGGAAGAAATATGTATCAATTGACTGGGGGTTTAACGATTGGTGCGATACTTTATGGCACGCAGTTGATTATGACGGACACTTATATACATATAGACAGTTACATGTAAGGGGTAAATATGTTTCTGAAGTAGCTACAATGATAAACGAATTAACAGGAAATGAAAGAATACAAATGTATGTTGGTTCTCCTGATATGTGGCAGAAAAGAGGAACTGGAAATAAAGACTTACAGGGTGCAAATATAGCTGAAGAATTTATGAAATATGGTATATATTGGCAAAAAGCTGATAATGATAGAGTAAATGGTTGGACCAGGTGCAGAGAATATTTGCAAGAAGATAAAAATAATATTCCATACTGGAGAGTTTTCAATACTTGTACAGATTTAATCAAATGTATTCCCCAATTAATGCACGACGATAAAAATGTAGAAGATGTAGCAACAGAACCACACGATATAACAAATGCACCTGATAGTTGGAGATACTTTATTATGAGCAGACCTCAATTACCAAAAGAAATAAGAAAACAGCCAAAAGGAATTTATACACCAACAGAACTTGAAGATTTAGGCTATAAAAAGTCTGAAATATTATTACAACATAAAAAGGTTATACAATCTACAAGTAGAAGGAGGAGAGGAATTTGAGTTTAGCAGTATTTATAATATTTGCACTAGTTTTTGCATTAATTGGAAGTTTATGTACATCTTTTTCATTTTTAATAATGAATAATAAATTAAATAAGCAAAAGCAGGACATACAAGAACCTACTAAAAAAATTCAAACAACAAGGAAATTCAAATCAAATAAAAGTTTTGAAAATCCAATGAAACCTTACAAAGACACAGAAGCTTTTGATAATAAAGCAAAAAATACTGATAATCTATACGAACCAGTAAGCCAAAAAGGTAGAACTGTAAAGATAGAGGAATAGGAGTTGTATTATGTCAGATATTGATGAAAAAGAAGAATACGAAAGTAAACGAGAGCTTCGAGGAAAAGTAATGTCAGAAAAAGAAATTAAAGAAGCTGATAAATATTTACGTTGGTACAGAAATTCTTTTAATAGTAAACAACAACAAGGTTTATACAAAAAATGGGAAGAAGTAGATAAATATTGGGAAGGTGATTTAGAAGAACCTGAAGACGATTCAGACCCATGTTGTAATACTAATATAGTTAACTCAAATGTTGAAGGAAAAGTAGCATTACTTACAGAACAGAATTTAGCAATTCAAGTAGACCCAATAGAGCCATCTGATATACATTTCTGCGATAGAGTTAGAATAATGGGTGATTTCATTAAAGACCGTAATAAAATGTTCAGAAAAATAGATTTACACGAGCGTAGACGTGAAAAATTTGGAACTGGAATTTGGAGAGTTCTTTGGAAAACGGACGAATTAGACGGACTTGGTATTCCCGAAATAGATACTTTACACCCTGGATATGTATTCCCTGATTCTGCAATTACAGATATTTATAAAATTCAAGAAGGTCGTTATATTATTGAAACAACAAATAAGACAATATACCAGGCAAGACTAAAATACGGTGATGAAAAAGCTGACGCAATTATACCAAACTATGAGCCAATAAATGAAACTTTTAATTTTAATAGTGATGGTGATAATGATAGCGAAAGTTATTTACACATGTATGTATGGACCAAATATAAAGAAGGCAACAAACTAAAATTAAGATTAATTGAAATGTCAGGAGATGGAATTATTCTATCTGATAGTAAAGAAAAAGAAAAAGAACTAAAAGAAAGTGATAAAGAAGCAAAAGACTTGTTCCCAAATGATTTATTTCCTTACTTCTTTACGCCTGATATGTATAGAGAAGGTACTATATGGGGTAAAGGTTCAGCAGAACTAGTATTGCCAGTAAGTGACCAAATAGATGAATTAGATGACCAAATAATGAGAAATGCTAGATTGTCAGGAAACCCTCAAAGAGAAGTTTCAAATCAGACTGGCGTAGATATTGAAAAAATAACAAATGAACCTGGCTTGATAATACCTACTAATCAAACAAATGGTGTAAAGTGGATAGAACCACCTTCACTTCCTGCATATATAATAACTAAAAGAAATGATTTAATGACAAATGATAGATTTATTGTTTCAAGATTTAGCGACCAAATGGTAGGCAAAAATCAAAGTGGTGTTACAACAGCAAGCCAGGCTTTAGCACTACAGCAAGCAGGAAATACAGGAATTGAACATAAAAAAGGTATGTTACAAGAAACTTTGTCTGATGTTTTTGAATATGCAATAGAGCTAGGACTTCTAAATTGGAATACAACAATGTTATTTAGAATAACTAGTGAAAATGGTGAAAGAGATTTTGATTCATTCAATCCTGATTCATTAAATAATATTCCACTATTAATAGAATCTGACGGCGAATACAGGAAAAAATTTAAAGAAAAAAATCCTGAAGCAAAGCCTGAAGATTACGCATACATGCAAGTAAAAGATGAAACTAGAAAAGTTAAATATGATTTAAAAGTAACAGTTGGTGCTGGTATGCCAAACAATAAAGCATTTAGATACCAATTAATGCTAGAAAGTAAAGAAAAACAAATTATTAGTAAGAAAGAATGTAGAAAATATTTGAGAGAAAATTTAGGCTTAAATGTGCCAGCAGTTCCTGAAAGTATGCAAGAGCAACAAGAAATCGGAATATATGATGATTCACAAATTTTAGCAAGTAACGAAATGAATCAAGGTATTATGCCAGCAAGTGTAGGAACTAGTAATTTAGCTCAAAATAGTAGTGATATAGCTGGTTTAAATGCAAATAATAACGTTTCACTAAATAGTGTAAAAAAAGGAGTAATGTAATATGAATTTAGTAGATTTAGAATTAAGAAGAACAACAAAGTGTACTTGTGGTGAAGAATTATCATATCAAAATGTATTATCACCACTTACAATTTGCGAAGATCATAAATATTATGGTGGTAGAGTTAAAAAATATGCAACAGTTGAGTGTAAAAACTGTCATAATCAATTTTTAGGCTTAATTGATAGATACGATACAGTATTTGATACTATGATTTTACCAAATGCTAATATTAAAGTTTCAGAAGAAATTGAAGAAGATATTAACAATAATGAAGAAATTGTAGAACATTCAGAAAAAACTTTAGAAGAATTATCTGAAAATACTATTGGAGAAATAAAAGCACAAGCAGAACAAGAAGAAATAACAGTAAATGAAGAAGTTGTCAATAATTCTGACAAGTTCGTTTGTCCTAAATGTGGTAGAGAGTTTAAAACAAATAGTGGACTAGCTACTCATTGCAGAAGTTGTGTAAATAAGTAGAAATACTTTTTTATAAAACTGTGAAAAAAATTTCAATATTTTATCCTTTTTTATAAAGCCGTGAAAAAACTTCACGGTATATATTGTAGAGATAGGAAAGCAAGTTAGTTCAAGTCTAACCTTTACAACCACGAGGAATAAACCTGGCTAAAAATTAACTGTAATAATTTCATTCGAGGAGTAAACCTGGCTAAAAATCATTCGAGGAAAAAACCTGGCTAAAAATTGAAGGAGGAACTATGGAAGATGAAGAAATTGAAATTACTGAACCTGAAGATGGAACAGTAACATTGCCTACTGATTTAGCAAAATTAGTAGATGATGACGAAAACAAGACACTAGAAGATGACGACACAGAAACAACTGAAGAAGGTGAAGAAGAAGAAAATACTACTGAAGATGATAATTCTGAAACAGAAGATGTAACTGATGATGAAGATAATTCATTTACAGATAGAGATTCTTTACTAAAAGCACTTAATCAAGAAAGAAAATTGCGTAAACAAGCTGAAGCAAAGGCTAAAGCAAAAGCAACATCTGAAAAAGTTAAGTCAGCTTATGAACAGTTGATAGAAAGTGGCGTCGATAAAGACATTGCAAAAACTATTTCTAACATATCAGAACAATCATTAAACGAAATAGCAAAGTTAAAATTTGATAATGAATTAATAACTATGTCTAAACGTTCAGGATTTGAAGATATAGAAGAATATTCTGAAGATGTTAAAAATTTTATGGATAAAGGTTTAACTATGGAACAAGCATATTATGCAGTTACTGGTGGAAATACAAAGAAAACTAGAACTACAAAAGCAGAAATTCAAAGACAAGTTGAAGCTAAAATGCAAAATCAAGCAAAAAGAAAGAAAGCGTTAGATATTGATACTAACGGTTTTGAGAAATCTGATAAAGTTTCTAAAAAGAATTATTCATCATTAGAATTAGCTCTTGCAAAAAGAGCTGGAATATCTATTGAAGATTACGAAGCTTATAAAAATATAACTTCTGTAAACGAAGATTCAGCTTATAGAACTAAAAAAAAGTAAAATTTGAATTAAAGGCACAATAAATTGAGAGGAGAGATTTATTATGCCAACAACAGCAGACAAATTAAATAGAAGTAATTTTGGTAAATTATTAACACCAATTCATAAAAAAATATTTTTTGACGCTTATAATGAGAAACCAGCTCAATATAAGGAAATTTTTAAAACAGATACAATGGATAGAAAAGAGTTTACATACCCACATATTGGTGGATTTGGTATGTGGGCAAGCAACACAGAAGGATCAACATTCAACAGACAAAAAATGAGTGAAGGACCTGAAGCAACTTTCGTAGCTGAAAGATACGACAATTCTTATGAATTAACTTGGGAATTAATGCAAGATGATTTATATAAAGTATTTAAAGGTATTGGTAAAGGTGGCTCTGCAACTGCTTTAGGTAAAGGTTTAAGAACAACAGAAGAAGTTAAATGTGCTGATGTTATTAAAAACGGATTTACAGTTAACGGTTATGATGGTGTTCCTTTATTCTCTAAAGCTCACCCATTAGTAGATTCTACTGAAACAGTTTCAAACTTAATTGAAGGTGAATTAACAGACGCTACATTAAAAGAAGCTTTAACTTTAATGAGAAAACAAAAAGACGAAGCAGGTCTACCAATTGCTATGCACGCAACACAATTAGTTGTATGCCCTGAACTTGAATTTACAGCAAAAGCAATCGTAAATTCTATTCAACAAGCTGGAACAAATAACAATGACGTTAACACAGTTCCAAACTTAAAAGTAGTTGTTAACGATTATTTAGCAGATGAAACAAAGAAAATTTGGTTCATTCAAGATACTTCTTATGAGAATTTATTGTTCTTAACAAGAGAAGCTCCTATTTTTGGTAGTGAGAAAATCGCTGATACAATGGACTACCGTATGTATGGATATGCTAGATGGTCTGAAGGATATGTTGACTTTAGAGGTTTAGTTGGTTCAACAGGTGTTAAAGCCTAATTTAATATTGAATTAGCAACATAGGGTAATTTAAAAATCATTTTGAATTACCCTTATTTTTTTTGAAAGGAGCTAAAAAAATGGCAAAACCATATGAAGAAGTAAGCGATTATTATGATTCAAAAAAATATCGAAATTCTGAAGTAGATTTAGCAGAAGACGCTAATAAATTAGGTGGTGTTGTAGCTGAAGATTATGCTTTAAAAACATTTGTTAATACAATTAGAGATTTAATTATAGAAAGGCTTGAAAGTGAAATTGAAACTTCAAAAACTTCAGCAGTAACAGATACTGAGGCGTATACAGATAAAAGTATAGAAGAACTAGTAACAACAATTGCAGAAACTTATGTAACTTTGACAAGTTTCGGCGATTTTAAGAAAACTGTAGTTTTACTAGAAAATTATAATGCTGAATTGAAAAAATTATTATATTTAAGTGGTAGCAGTAGTATTACAGGAAATTTAATACCAAAAAGTAATAATTCAATTGATTTAGGTAATGATTCAGCTTTTTGGCGTGCAGTATATGTAAGTTACATAAAAGCATATCAAGTTGAAGTATACGGAGATACGCCATATATAGATTTTCACTATAAAAAATCAACAGGAGATTATACAGCAAGAATTATACAGAGTGCTAGTAATACATTATTGTGTGTTGGAACAAATAAAGATAATTTTTATTTTACTGTTCAAGGATTTGTACAAGCCTATAAACATATATTCGGCTATTCAGGAGCTTATATGCAAGATGATAGCAATGGAAACGTTTTTATTTGTACAGGTGCTTCACAACCTATATATTGTAGAAGTATTACAGATTTTAATAATGTACATGTTCCAATTCATGCTGGAGGATTTATTACAGATTCTTCTAAACGATATAAAGAAAATATAAGAGAAATGACTGAAGAAGAAGGAAACCTAGTTGATAAAATAAATGTAGTAAATTTTGACTATAAAGTAAAAGAAAATGGTACAAATAAATATGGTGTTGTAGCTGAAGAACTTTACGAAATTATACCAGGTGTAGTTTACTTAAAAGAAATTGACGGCAAAGAAGTTCCCGACTCAGTAGCTTATCCTGATTTAATACCATTTTTGATTAAGAAAATACAAAATCAAAATGAAAAAATTAATCAATTGGAAGAACGTTTAAATAAAATAGAGGAGGCTTTGAAAAATGAGTGATAGCAAATCAATAATTAGTTTAGTACAACTTAAAAATGAGTTTTTCTATACTTTTGGAATAACACCATTAGACGCATATAATGTAATTGGCGACGCTATTACAGATAATACCGAAGCTATACAAAAAGCGATTAATGACGCTGTAACTAATGGAATTAAATATATTTTTGTTACAAAAGGTATATATTATTGTTCAAAAGATTTAGAAGATAAAGATAAAGTTAGTTTTATTGGTAATGCTGTAGAAGCAGTAATTACAGGTGTTGAAATACAACAATTTCCTGATATGTGGGTAGAAGGTTTAGCAAAGTTTGATGAATTATTACCAATTGGAAGTATTATTGAAATAGGGTATTGGCAAGAAATTCCTGAAAATTATTTAATATGTAATGGTTCAACTGTTAATGTTGAAGATTATAAAGAATTATATAAAAGCTTAAATATTCAATATTCATCATTTACAGGTGATACTGTAAATGGTGAAACAATAGTAGAAGAAGAACCTACAACTTTTAAATTACCAAAATTAGATGGTGAATCATTTGTAACTAAAAAAATTATAAGATATAAATAAAGGGGGTAAAAATATGTCAAAAACAACTGTAAAACAATTATTAACTGATATTGATAGAAGATACCCTAATACATATTCTGATGAAGATAAAATAGACTGGATAAATCAAAGTTTACAAGAAGTTTATAAAGATTTAGCATTAGAAGAATTTTATAAATTTAATACAATAAAAGGTGAAAGAATTTATAATTTACCTACTAATTGTACAATAGATATGATTAAAAATGTTCAAATGAGTATAAATCCTGTTAATTTAGGAAATGGGGAAAAGAATTATAGAACTTTAAAAAATGCAACTAATAATGAAACAATGAATATTCCTTCTTATTATGCAGGTATTGACGAAACAACAATTGGTATTTATCCATGCCCTGAAGATGTCTATAGTGTCAATGTTTATTATGGAAAGACACCTGATTTTGTTTCAAAGGAAAGTGATTTTGTAGATATAAACAATCGTTATATTAATTTAATAAAATATAATGTTTTATCAATAATTTGTATGAGTGGAAATAATCCCGACATTGAAGTTGCTAATCAATATATTTTACTTTATAACAATTTAGTAAATGAAGTTTTACAAAGTAAATATGAAGATAGACAAAAATATTATGTAATAAGAGATGAATTAAGACCTAGAACTTCTTATAGAAGGAGGTACTAATAATGTCAATATTTAAAAAACCATTTTTGAATAAAGTAAATTATCAATCAGATAGTCAAGTAATTACTTGTGGTGGAGGTATTAATAATGTATATTCGCCTGAATTTATACAAGATTCTGAATGTCAAGATATGTATAATTTTACTTTAGATGATTACCCTATTGTAAGAACTAAAGTTGGCAGAACTATGTTACGAAATCCTGGAAGTAAAGGTCAAGAAATAACATATTTTGGTGTAACTGGTTTAAATTATTTGTTTTACATTCAAAATGGAATATTAAAAAATGCAGATGGTGCAACAATTCATAGTAATTTAAGTCCAACATATAATAAAAATACATACTATAAAGACGGCAATAATGAATATTTAATTTTATATTCTTCAGAAGCAAGAGCAAAAAGAATCACTTTACCTTTCTCATCAGAAAAAGAAACAGAAGATATTAAAATTAAAGATATAAACGGCGACGAATTTTATCCTAAATGTATGACATATCATAAAGGTAGAATGTTTGCTACTAAAGGAGATATGCTTTATTTTAGTGCTTTACAGAATCCACTAGATTGGGAAACTGAAAACGATAGTGGTTATATTAAAGTTACAAATGCAAAAGGTGAAATAACAGCAATTGTAAGTTATGATGATAAATTAATTATTTTTACTCAAAACAATATGCATATATTGTATGGAGATACACCTTCAAATACAGATACAGACGCAAATTTATTTAGTCTAGTTGATTTAGATAATTCGATTGGGGCGTATGGTACTCAATTAGTTAAAGTACATAATGAGCTTTTATATTGGATTTATGGGGAAAATATTTACGAATATGACGGAAGTTCAATAAGAAATATTGAAGCTCCAACAAGTGCAAATGGTTTGACGGGTGGAATAAAGGAATATTTAGTAGGAATTACATATGTAGAGTGTGAAAATATTAGTATTGTAGGAAGTGGATATAATGTTTATTTCTATTTCCCGGATTTACAAAATGAAGGAAGAATTTTCATATTTAATCAAAAGTTAAGAAAATGGTCACAAGAATTACAACCAACAGAAGAAGACGAAATGTATTACATAAGTCTTGTAGATAGTTTTAATTCACTTAATTACAGTCAAACGCCTATGCCGATATACGCATTAACAGCAAATGGAACAATTTATGAAATTACAGGTGGTGACTTTAAAGCTGGCGTATACACAAAAACTTACGGACAAGATGAATATATTAATAGTGATAATTTGACATACAAGAAAAATATACCATTCTATTATAAAACAAAAAAATTTACTGATGGTGGGGTTTCAAAACAAAAAGTATTAGATGATTTATGGTTACATTATGACCTTGAAGAAGGTGCAACAGCTACTATAAAGATTACAAAAACAGCTAATGGTAATCAAACTATTACAGTTTTAGAAAATGTTTTAAAAGCTGGTTCAGATATGTTTGAAAGAATAATGATACCATATAAATTTAAAGGTCTTTTAGATAGCTATACTATTGAGATTTACGGTGAAGGAAATTTCATTTTAAAACAAATCGAAAGAAAATTTAGGTTAAAAACAAGATGAGATATAGATTATATTCAACAGTTGAAGATACTTTAAAAGAATGGGAAAAGCTTTTAAATATAAATACCAAAAATCAAATGAAATTTCAAAGAAGCTCAAATTCAGAAGATACTTTGGAAGATTGGGCTTATAAATTAAATAGTTTAAGTAAAAAGAGCAGTATTACTTTTAAATATAATAAAAGTGATCCTGCTCAAACTGTTTTAGAATGGGAAAAATTATTAAATAAATTATTTTAAATGGAGGTAAAAAATGGCAGTAGTAACCAACAAAAATATATTAACTAAAAATCCAACAAATGTAGTTCCTAGTCAAATTACTAATGACCCAGTTCAAAATCAAAATTTAGCAGTTCCAGTACAACAAGTAATACCAGTTTATACGCAACCTGTGCAACAAGTGGTAGCAGAACCTCAAACAACAAATAATCAAGTTGTATCAACAACGAATCAAGAAAATAATGCACAACAAGTAACAAATAATAATCAACAAAATCAAGTGGTAGAGCAACAACCACAAGTAGCTAGTATTGAAAGTTATACCGAACCAGTAGCTACAAGTAGCATACAATCGTATAATAAATCATCAAATTCAACTAATGATGTAACAACTACTACAACAAATAGTAATACTGGAGAAACTAGTACATGGGTTTTATTAAAATCAACTGATACTGATTTGACAACAACAGAAGGTCAATACCAAAGTGCATATGCAGATACAATAAACACTTTGGTAGAAAATATTTTAAATGCTAGATTTGAATACAATCCTGAAGAAGATGAGTTATTACAATTAGCTACAAAGTATGCTACAAATTCAACGTTAGAAACAATGAATAGTCGTGGAATTTTAAACAGCTCAATGACAGGTGAAAGAATTGCAAAAGTTATTTCTGATTTAACTTATCAATATCAAGAACTTGCAAAAGATGAGTTCAATGAAGAATTCAATAGAATGATAACTGTTGCTAATTTACTTATGAGTTTAGATGAAACAGAATATCAAAGATATATAGATAATAGAGATTATCAATATCAATTAAAACAAGATGAATACCAAAAAGAACTAGACGCAATAAGTCAAGCTTGGGAGAGAGTAGATAATTTAGGTTATGTAGATAATGAAGCTTCACAAATATTAGGTTTAGCAGTAGGTACTTTAAGTAAAGACGCAAGAGAAAGAATAGAAGATATGCAAGACGAACTTGAAATGTATCAAAAGAAGCTTGATATGGAAAGAGAAAGCGATTTAGAACTATATAAACTTAAAGCTGAAATTGACGCTCAATACAGTACATCTTCAAGTAAATCTTCTAGTAGTTCTTCAAGTAACCAAGTAGGGTATTCAGATTATTTGTCTATGCTTAAAAATCAATCTTATATAACTAAAGATGTTAACGGCAATTATGTAGTTACAGATGTAAGTAAATTTGCAGATTTTCTTGAAACACAAAATACATCAGGATATATGAGTGATTCAACCTTAAATAAATTATTAGCATATTTTGGTTTAAGTCTTTCAGATTTGAATACAAGTTCAAGTAGTAATAAATCTTCTGCAGGTACAAGTTCAACTAACATAGGAACTCAGCTTAAATCAAAGAATACATCTAATAAAGGAATTTTAGAACAAATTTATTCTCAAATGAATAATTAATGGGAGGTTTAAATGCTAAACTGGAATAAAATAAGAGGACGTAAAGATGATGACGAAGAAGAAAAAACAACAAATGTAGTAAGCAATAATAGTAGTTTAGACTGGGACACAATAAGAGGAAGAAATAAAGATAATAAAACAAGTTCAAAAACTACTATTGAAGAAACAAATAACACTTCAAGTAATCAAACTATAAGAAATTTGAATCAACTAAATAGTAATTCAAACTTACATAATAAAAATGCTAGTTATATGAAACAAAATACTAAAAAACAAGAAACAACTTCAACTTCAGAAAATGCCTTGAAAACAGCAGTTGCTAATTTTAATAATAGCAAAAAATTAGCAGATAATAGTTCTTCAAACATTTCTACTATATCAAAAGCAAATTCAGTAAGTAATGCAAGTACACAACCTACAAGAACGTCTGCAAAAAATGCGAAGGAAAGTGCTGATACATTTATGGGTGGTGTTGCTTCTAAAACATTAATTCCTTCAGCAATCAAATTAGTTAAAAATGCAAAGGAAGAAGTAACAGCAAGAAATGAACATTTAAGTAACGAAATGTCAAACATAGTAAATGATACAGAAAAAAATACATTGCAAAAGACAGTTGGTATAATGACTAGTGTTGCTAAAGAAGGAATTGACGCTATTCAAGATTTAAAAAGAGCAGGTGTAGATGAAATATCTTCAAATTTTATATATAACGTTTCTAATTTATTAACTGGAGAACCTATTAATATACAGACTAAAGATAAATCTATATATACAAATTCCGAAAAAAATAGGAAAAAATCAACATCACAAATAAACGAAGACGTAAATAAAATGCTTTATAAATATAATGATGATGGAGAATATAATAATTTTAAAAATATTGGTCAAATTACAGGAAGTGTGTATTCGACAATTAGAAATGTTTTATTAGGAAATGCAACTAATATTCCAACTTCTGTAATATGGGGTACTTCAAAAGCAAGTGAAAACTATAACGAAACAGGAACAATAGCAAGTGCTGAAACAGGCTTTTTAGAAGGATATTTGTTTGATAAATTATTGAATACTGATAGTTCAAATTTAGTTCCAATTGGTGAAAAAGCTACAAGCAAATTGAGTAAAAATATATCTTCTGTATTAACAAAATCAGGCGTTGTAGAAGAATATGCAGAACCTATAGCTAACGTTATAGATACAGTCTTAAAAACATTTACTAAATCTTTTGTAGCAGGCGAAAGTACAAGTATTATGGGTGAACTAACAAACGAGAAAAAAGAAAATTATTCATCAGAAAATTACACAAATTTATTTAAACAAATAACTTTTTCAAATATATTTTCTAGTGCAATTATAGCAGGGCTTCAAGGTTATTCAGCTTTTAAATTTCAATTTTCAGTTAAAAATGCTACACAGGAAGATGTTGTTTCAGCTTATAAAATTTTAGGGGTTGATAAAAATGCGACTGAAAAAGAAATAAAATCTGCATATAGAAAATTAATGAAAGAATATCACCCTGATAAATATATACAAGCAACTGCTGAAGAACAACAATATGCAAGAGATATGACTGTAAACATTGTAAATGCTTATGAATCTTTAACTGAAGGAAAAGTATTTAATTATACACCAGTCGAAGGTTATAACCCAACTGAAGTTATTAATAATATAACAGTTAGTAAAACAGGTGAAAATCAAGTTGAAGTTACAGTTCCAACAAATAAAATACAAGAAAATTTAGGCATAGTAACAGATTATAATGTAACAACTTTTAAAGATAACAATATTGTAAATACTTATAAAGTTAGTGGTCAGGCAATTAAAAATATTAATGATAGTTTAAATGTATCACCTGCTGTTGTTAAAATAAATGATAATAATTTTGTTGTTATTGATAAAAATACAGGTGTTCAATTAGATACTATAAAACAAACACAAGAAGAAGCTATCACTTCTTATAATAAAAAAGTTACAAATATGTCTGACGAAAGTGTTTCTAAAATAAATAATCAAATTAAAACAGCACAAGAAAAATTAGAAGCAAAAAAGCAAAGTCTAATAGAATATGTAAATAGCATAGATGAAATTCCTGAACAAGTAAAACAAAATCTTATCACAGCAATAGAGAATACAGAAGCAATAAATACAGATAGTGAATTAAAGAATATCAATAAAATAAGAGAAGATTATAGCAAATCTGAAATAAGTCAAAGCAATAATGTAAACGTGTTTAAAAATTCAATCTCAAATGAAAGAGAGGCAGACAATGGCAATACGCAATCTAGGAAAGAAAATACTAATAAAAACAATGTGGGAATATCATCAAATAATGTTACAGAAATATCAGAAAAAGCAAATCAAGGGTTGCAAAACTATAAATCAAAAATACAAAAAGACAATTCAAACTATAATATAACTGTTGCAAATGAATTAACAGATACCGAAAAAGCTGTTAAAGAACAATTTGAAAATGACTGGAGTCAGGAAGTTGTATTTTATAACGAAAGCGAAGAAACTGCTAGAGAATTTGTTTTACCTGAAACAAAAGATGTTATTTATGTTAAGGCAGGACAAGATGATGATTACCTAGTTAAATTTTCAACAGCACATGGATATTTACACAATCTAAAAAAGGATTTTCCTGAAGAATATCAAAAGTTAGCAGATGTACTAAAAGAAAGTTTAACAATAGATCAATTAAGTGAATATATAAATTCGTATGGCAATGATACAAAAGATTTTGAAGATTTAAACGAAGTTGAACTACAAGATTATATGACAGAAGAAATATTAGCAGACTATTTAGGAAATTTTGCAAACAATCCTGATTTTTGGAATAGATTTAAAGTTGAATTACCTACAATTTATGATGAACTTTATTCTTATGTAGATGAATTAATAAGAAAATATAAAGGAAATAGCTTAAAACAAGTAGCTGAATATAGTGTATTTGGTTCAAAAGAACAAAGACAAAAAGTATTAGATAAATATACAGAAGTTTTGAATAATATAAAAAATAAATTATCTGATAATATATCAATAAATTCTAAAATTAAAAGCATTATTAAAAACAATTTTGGATTTGATGAAGAAACAGCAACAAGTATATCAGAGAAAATTAATGCAGATGAAATAAATTCAATTGATGATGTTTATAAAGCTTTTGATGATTATAGAGAAGTTACACTAAATCCAAGTGATAGTGAAATAGATACAATAAATAGTATATTAAAGCAAATAAAGAAAACGAAATTAGATGTTAGTAGTATAAAAAATAGTATTACGGATTATAACGATTATAGAAAATCTAACTTTGGAAAACTTAATATTGGAAATGATGGTATATCAGTAGATACTTTTTATAAAGAATTAGCTTCGCAATATCCTGAATATTTTGATAGTAGCATAACTAATATTGAAGATGAATTAAATGCAATTACAGACTTTGTAAATGATACAAGCAACAAATATAAAACTGGCGATAAATATACTTTAACAAATGAAGATTTAGAAGATGTAGCAAATGAAATTTTAGAAACTTTAGGCATTGAAAAACAAAATAAGTTAGAAAAATCAAATACTGATGAAAACGTAGAAAAAGCCAAGGAAATTGTTAAATATAATCAAGATGGAAGAGAAATTACAGATAAAGATTATGTTGAATTTTTAGCTAATAGATATTTAGATAATAAAAATATATCAGGAATAGAAACAGATACAAAGTATGTTGAAGCTATTTCTAATAAATCTCAAAAAGAAATAATAAATGATTTATATTCTAAAATCGAAGAAACACAATTTACAACACATAAAAAATTGCTAAATGAAAAAGGAAATTTGACGGAAGTTAATTTGAATTTAGAAATTAGTAAAACTGGTATAAGTGAAAGTTTGCATAAAAGTGTTTCTGATGAAAAAATAAGTATTATACCGTATTTAGATAAACTTATAAAAACTTCAAATAATGGAATAATAAAACCTGAAGCGAAAGAAAGAAGAAATATTATAGAATGGTATTATTTATATAATACAGCTTTAATAAACAATGAACTTTACGGTGTAAAGATAGATATAAAAAAGACTAATTCAGGTGATAGATTTTATGTACACAGAGTAAATATAATAAAAAGAGGAGATAAAGACTTCGTCTACGGAGTTGGAAGCTCCGTAGAGGAAAAATCAAAATTTCCTCTTAATAATAATAGTATATCACAAACAGAAAAAAATGTCAAAACTACTGAAAAATCTAAAACTTTAAAAGCAACAAAAGACAGTACAAATGGTGGTTTAACTAAATTAAAAGCTACTGAAAAAATTGAAGATTTTGGAGAAAAAATTGGTGGTGCTAGAAAAGATTTATCAGAAACAAGAGGAAGTAATAAGACAACAAAAGAGGTTATTCACGATTATACAGTTACTAATACAGATAATGGATATGCTGTAAATTTTAAAGGTAAAGTATTAAAAGATGGATTTTCAAGTGAAACAGAAGCAGAAAAATATATTACAGATTTTAAAGATTCTATAAAGTCTAATTTAGCTACTATTAGGGAATATAAAAATGGTGATGAAACTGAATATTTACTATACATAAAAAATAGCAGAACTTTAAGAGATACTTATGCAGGAAAAAAATTTAAAAATAAAGAAGACGCTGAAAATTACGCAATGGCTTTAAGTATGTATTTAAAAGAATATGGAAAGAATTTATTTAGACCTCAAATCCAAAAAATAGATAGAATAAATCCAACTTTAAAAAATAACACAAAAGCAACAGGAAACAATATATTAGAAAACTTTGGATTTAGAGGTGGAGAGTTTGGTAATTGGGTAACAAATAACGAAAGACAAGAATTTTTAAATTATGCTTATAATGCTTTTAATGATTTAGCAATGGCTATGAATGTAGATCCAAAAGATTTAGGACAAAATGGTCAAATGAGTATAGCTTTTGGTGCTAGAGGAAAAGGTTTAACTGGAGCAGTTGCTCATTTTGAACCATGGAAAAAAGTTATAAATATGACTAGATTAAAGGGTGCTGGAAGTTTAGCTCACGAATACGGACATAGTATTGATAATTGGATTTCAAGAATATCAGAGTATGACGAAAACGGCATGGCAACAACAAATATTAGACAAGGTAAATTATCAGACAATATGAAAAAAGCTTTAAAAGCTGTTGTAGATTCTATTCAATATAGCATTTCTACTGATGAAACTGAAGTTAAAAAGAAAAATGCTGTTTACGAAAATGCTCGAAAACAACATTTACAATATTATTTAAGTAGTTTGGATAAATTATTTGATGGTGAAAGGACAACTTATAAGTATAATAGAAAAACAAAAAAATATGATACTGTAAAAATCGAAGTTACATCAGAGCAAAAGAAAAAATATAATCAGATAAAGAAAGTGTTAGAAGCTGGTAAAGTAACTGGTGATTTTACATATAAACCTAATAGTTTTAGAGAAAGTGATAGAGTATATCCTAAAGTAATTGAAGATTTAAGAAATTTATATAAAGAAGTAAAAGGCAGAAAAATTAGTGATGACGATTTATATTGGATATATAGATATAGCAAGCCAGCACAACAGGTAACTGAAGTAAAATCAGAAAGTGCTTTTTCAAAAAGTGCTAAAGAATTAGATAACGCAACAGGTAGAAAAGCAGTATATTTTTCAGATATAAAAGAAATGTGGGCTAGAGCCTTTGAATCTTATATTTCAGATAAACTAAAAGAAAAAGGAATAATAAATACTTACCTTGTACATAGCGTAAATAATAGTGAATATGCTTTATTCAATCCGTTCCCAGCAGGCGAAGAAAGAAAAACAATAAATAAAGCTTTTGACAATTTAATTAAAACAATGAAAGATGAAGGATACTTACATACACCAAATGAAAATACTAAATATTCAAAAAGAGAGTTACAAGATGATAAACCATATACAGTAATTTATAATTCTGATGGAAGCTTTGATAGAATAAAAATTAATGAAAATATTTTTACAGATAATAGTAAATCAATTAGAAATACAATTAAAGAATATTTAGAAAAACATATTGGAGAATATGCTGATATTATAGAAAGTGGACAAAGAGTTTATTTAGGAAAAGATTTACCTAATGAATATACACATTCAAAAAATTCAGAATCTTTATCAACACAAAGAATATTAGCTAAAGGACGAGCTGTGTCTGGAATAAAAGAAATAATTTCTACTGCTACTAATAGACAATGGAAAGCTAACAATAAAGAAAAACATAGTATAGACGCTAAATATGGATTTTATAAATATGATACAAAATTTAGTTTTAATATAAATAATAAAGAATATATATATTCGGGTAAGATTTTAATTAGAAATGACGCTAACGGCAAGAAATATTTATACGATATTTTAAACATAAAAAAAATAAGTGATAGAATCTTGCCTACGATTGCTTCTACTTCAGATGAAGTTAGCAATGATGTAGGTTCAAGAACTACACTTATTAATGATAGTATATCACAAAATGAAAAAAATATCAATGGTACTAAATATTCGAAACGTGAATTAGGCGAAAGACAAGAAGTAGAACCTTTTTATTCTCAATTAGAAAATACAATAGCAAATAAAATGCAAGCTAGTGCAACTGCTGATAGTGTATTAAATCTGATAAAAAACAACGGCATAAAACAAGATGAGCTAAATTGGACTGGAATAGAAGATTATTTAAAAGAAAAAGGGACTGAAAAAGTTACAAAACAAGAAATTCAAGACTACATAAAAGCTAATCAATTAAATATGGTTGATAGAATTAATAAAGATTTAAGTTATGATGATAAAGTTAAAATTGAAAGTTTTGGAGATAAAATTCAGAATATTTTAAATAATTATCAAATTTCAATTGTTTATAATAATGCTAGAATATATTTTTATGACAATGATGATGAAAATATGAATGATTTAGTTGCTCAAAATGCTGAAAAATTCACAGATGATTTAACAGATTTTCTTTTAAATAGTGAAGAAGATTCCATGAATGAAGAACCAATATCTTTAGAAAGGGAAAAAGAAATAAGGAAAGACGCTGAAACTATTACAGAATATGTAAAGAAGTCTAATAAAATATTGGATAATTTCAACAAAATACCAAGATATAATACTTATAAATTAAATGGTGGAGAAAATTATCGAGAAGTATTGTTTACAATTCCTACTTCTGAAACTCAAAAAAGAAATATTAGAAATTATTATTCACCACATTGGCAAGAAGATAATGTTATAGCACATACAAGATTACAAGATTTTAAAGATAAAGAAGGAAATAAAGTTTTATTTGTAGATGAAATTCAATCAGATATGCACCAAGAAGGAAGAAAAAAAGGTTATTTATCAGATGATGAATTAAATGAAACTTCAAATCTAAATATTAGAAGTAGAATTAATAATAAATATCCATTCAAAAAAAATTGGCAAGAGTTTGTATTAAGAAAAATTATTAATGAAGCAGTACAACAAGGTTATGACAAAGTTGCTTGGACTACTGGAAATCAGCAAATTCAAAGATATGATTTGTCGAAGCAAATAGATGGAATAACATACTTAAAATCAGAAGATGGTAAATATAGTATAGTAGCATTTAAAGAAAATGATTTTGGAGAAACAACACCTGTAATAGAAAAAACAAACTTGACAGAAAATTCTTTAACTGAATTAGTAGGGCAAGATATTGCAAAAAAAATAATAAATAGTTCAAAAGAAAAAGATACTATTGACGCAAAAGATTTAACTGTTGGTGGAGAAGGAATGAGAGGTTTCTACGATAAAATAATTCCTGATTACTTAAATAAATATTTGAAAAAATGGAATAGTAAAGTAGAACCAGTTGAAATCTATCATAATGATAGTGGTAAATTTACAAAACAACAAGGATTTAAAATTACTGATGAAATGCGTAATTCTATAAAAAAGAATGGACAACCTTTATATTCTAAACGTAATTTAGGTGAAAGAAGTTTTTATAGTAATGTTTACAATACACCTGATACACCTGACGAAATGCGTAAAGAAATGAAGAAAAACAAAAAGGAATATTTATATAGACCAATTAGTAATGAAACAACTTTAGAAAATGCAAATAAAATAATAAAAGATAATGAAAATGCTAAAAATGAATTTATTGCTAATCCGTTAAATAGTGCTGAAGATACAGCTATTGGTGAGTTATTAATTAAAAAAGCTATTGCAAATGGTGATTATAAAGAAGCAAACGAATTAACAAGTATATTAGCTGAAAAATTAACAACTGCTGGTCAAATAATACAAAGTGCTAGTATGTTTAAACGTATGACTTCTGAAGGTATGCTTTTATTCTATCAAAAACAAAAGAATAAATTAGATAAAGAACTTTCTAAAAAAATCGGTAAAACTTATAAGCCAGAAGAAATTGATATTGAAACAATACAATTTATAAATGATCGTATGAAAAAAGTTGAAGATTACGAGGCTTTAAAAAATGATTTAGAAAAAGCAAACGATTATCATAATTGGGAAAGAGCTGATAGACAGCAAGAGATTTATATAGCTCAAATAATGTCAAAACTTGGAGAAAATATACCATCAAATATGTTAAGTAAACTTGCAAGTTGGCGTAATATATCATTGTTACTTAATCCAAAAACAATAGTTAGAAATATTTTATCTAATGCAATATTTTCAAGTTTAGAAAACGTAACAGATGTATTGGCAACAGGTATTGATGTTGGAATTAGTAAAGTAACAGGGCAAAGAAGTACAAAATTACCTAATTTAAAAACACAACAAAAAGCTTTTGGAAAAGGTTGGAAATATGCAGTACAAGATACTAAAATGGATATTTCAACTTCGCTTGGTGGTAATAAATATAAAGTAAATAACAATCACGCTTTTAATAATAAAGTTATGCGTACGTTAGAATCTGCGTCATTGTTTGGTGTTGAAGGTACTGACCGACCTTTCATGGTTGCAAAATATGAAGATAGTTTGCGTAGAATAATGGAATTAAACGGAAAAACTTATGGCAAGGATTTTCCGACAGCAGAAGAAAAAGAACAGGCTTTAAACGAAGCAAATTATACAACATTTAAAAATGATAATGTATATAGCTCTGTTTTTTCAAAAATTAAAAATACTATAAACTTAGGAAAACCAATTGGATTAGCTGACGCTTTAGGTTTAACTTACACCAATGTTCCAGGTTCATTACTTGAAAAAGCCGTTGATTATTCACCAGCAGGAGTTATTAAAGTATTAAATTCTTATAAAAAATATAGACAGGCTAAAAAAAATGATAAAGACAGCAGAGAATATCAAAGAGAAACTGTTAAATATTTATCAAGAGCTTTAATAGGAACAGGAATACTTGCTGTAAGTATGAAAGCCGTACAAAAAGGTATTTTAACTGGTGCAAGTGATGATAATGATAAAGTTTCAGGACTACTAACGAGTATGGGACAAGAAGAATACGCATTAAATATAAGTTCTTTAGGAAGATTTTTAACAGGAAAAGATACAGCAATGCAACAAGGAGATTTATATATAACATATTCTAATTTTGAACCTTTATCATCAACTATAAGTGCTGGTGCTGATATGTATGCTTCTATTAAAGAAGGTGGAAATATAGCAGACGCTACAACAGAAGGTGTGAAAGCTTTTATTAATACTTTAATGGAACTTTCAACTTTAAGTACAGTTTCTAATTTATTTGAATATGGAAATTTAGGTGGTGCTTTAGCTAAAACATTAATGCAATTTCCAGCTTCATTTATACCTACATTTAGTAAACAATTAGCTCAATTCATAGAACCTAATTCCAAAACTACATATAGTGATAGCGAAATGAGAATGTATTTAATTAATCAATTAAAATTAAGGATTCCTGGAGCATATAGTACACTTAATACAAAATATGATACTTTTGGAAATGATGTTGAAAGTTTTAATGGAAGTAAAGGATTATCAAGAGTTTATAATGTATTTATAAATCCAAGTTTTACATCTACTGTAAATAGCACAGAGGTGCAAGATGAAGTTTATAGATTATATCAACAAACAGGTTCAACAGATCATCTTCCAAAGAGTGTAAGCAAATCATTTAGTTATAAAGGTCAGAAAATAACTTTAACTGCTGATGAAAGAACAGAATATCAAAAACAATTAGGTGAACAAACGGCAGAAAAATTTGAAAGTGTAATGAAAACCACAGAATATAAAGAACTATCAGATAGTGAAAAAGTTAGTAAATTAAAGTCTATAATAGATGAGATTGACACGAAAGTAAAAGGTGATGTTGTGCTAGAACCAAGAGGACTAGCATATAATACTGAATTTTCATTGTCAAACTCAACTATAAGTAACTATGGTTGGAAATTGGATATTACAGACGAAATGGAATTAGAATACGAAAAGATAGCGACAGAAAAATATAACGAATATAAAAAGCAAGGCTTAATGACAGAAGATAAATCTAAAAGTTCAGCTAAAGATTATGCAAAAAGTTATATGCTAAATAAATATAAAGATAAATTATATAGAAGTAAATAGTGGTAGATATGGGAAGGTACAAATTGTATCTTCCTTTATTTATAAAAATTTTAAGGAAAGGAAAAAATACAATGGAAAAATTGCGTGCAAGTATGGAACTAGGAATTGCAACTTTTGTAGCAATTTTGGCAGATGTTGATTGGTTTCTAGTGTACATTTATGTTTTCTTCATGATTTTAGACTTAATAACAGGTTGCTATAAAGCAACAAAAAATGGAGACTACAAAAGTAGCAAAATGAAAGAAGGTTTGAAAGGCAAAGTTATTGAATTATTTATCGTTTTCGCACTACTATTTATACAACGAGCTTTCGAGGAATTTGGAATTTTAATTTTTGCTAGTAATTTTATTTTGTTTGGGTTTGCACTAAAAGAATTTATGTCTATTATGGAAAATTGGTTTGAAGCTGGTCATACAATACCTGAATTTGTTTCAAAGTGGCTAAAAACAGCTTCAGATACTTTTGAAGTTAAGACAAATGAAATTTTAAACAAGGAGGAAAAAAAGGAAGATGAAGATAAGTAGTAATGGTTTAAATCTTATTAAAGAGTTCGAAGGGTGTCAATTAATAGCGTATAAAGATTCTGCTGGCGTGTGGACTATCGGCTGGGGTACAACATCTAGCGATTTTGATATAACAGGAACTTATATCAGTAAAGGAATGATAATATCACAGGATATGGCTGATGAATGGCTTGAAAAATCAATTAGTAATAAATATGCTCCAGCAGTTGAAAAACAATGTTCATATTTAAACTTAAATCAGAATCAAATAGACGCTTTAATTAGTTTCTGTTATAATTTAGGTGAAGGTTCTTTAAATCAATTAACTTCTAATAAAACAAGGTCTATTGAAGAAATTTCAAAACACATAACAAGCTACAATAAATGTAAAGTAAATGGAGAAATGAAAGAATTAGCAGGACTAACACGAAGAAGAAATGCTGAATTGTCATTGTTTTTAAGCGAATGTCCTAATAACACGGATAAACCATTTCTAGCACATTTAATAGCAAAAAAGGACGCAGTTCCATTAAGAAGCTCAAAATCACATACAGACAATAATGTAATTACTTATTTTGATTACGGCACACCAGTAGATTTATTAAATGTTGAAGATGGCTGGGGTGTAATTGCACAAGGTTACATCAATTTAGACGATTTTACATATTCAATTTTGAAAACAGTAAAAACCAAAAAGGACGCTGTACCTTTGAGAAATTCAGCTAGTCATACTGCCGATAATGTAATTACTTATATTGATACAGGAACGCCATTTGAAATTTTAGAATATAGTAAAGAAGATAGCTTCGGACGTGCTATACAAGGTTGGTTAAATTTAGAAGATTGTGAGGAATTTTAATTATGAATGATGAAGGAAGAAAAAGTTTAGGACAAATTCAAGGTGAAGGACCTAACGGAGAAATTAAAAATGTAAAAGTAGATGACGAAGGTAGAATAATGACAGCAAATGCTTCTAATTCTTCAAGTGAATCCATTTTGTATTCAAATTATTTAGATATTACAGATGAACAAACAATAGAAATACCAGGAACACCTCAAGAAATTGAAATTGCTAATTATGATGAAGAAAATGCAATAACTATAAATGGTATAGTAGTAGCACCTGGTATAGCCATAACAATTCCAGCAAGTAATATGAGTACACCTTTAACTATTACAGGAACAGCTAAAATATACATCTTAGTTAAAGGAGAAAATTAAATGACTATAAGTTTTGTAAATAAAATTAGTAAAAAACTAATAGAACAAATAAAGAAAGAATTTTTATTGGCTGATCACCCAATTGGTTCTCTATATTTTTCTGCTGATAGTACAAGTCCCGAATTATTATTTGGTGGAACTTGGAGACAAATTAAAGATACGTTTATTTTAACAGCAGGTGATATTTATAAGGCTGGAGATGTTGGAGGAAGTGCTACACATAAAATAACTATAGATGAATTGCCACCACATGACCATGAATTAAATAATCACACACACAAATATGAAAAAAGTACAACGATTACAGGTGCTACTACTCTTAAAATTGAACATATACCTAAGCATGAACACAATATTTTTTCAGCAAGATGTAGCAATGAAACGTCTGGATATGGTTTAAATCAAAGCGATGTATTTAAAGATAGACCAATGGTTTATGCAGATTCCATAAATTCTGGTTCTACAGGTGGTGGCAAAGGTCATGATCATAGTATTACTTTGAATTCAACCAATACAGGAGAAGCTAGTGGAAATACTACTACAACAGGTGGTGGAACAGAATTTAGTATTTTGCCACCTTATGAAGTTAAGTATTGCTGGCAAAGAACTGCTTAAAAAATATAGTTAAGAGGTGATTTAAAATGTCTAATATAAATTTTATAAAAAAAGGTGATACAGCGAATGTTAAAATTTTAAAAGAATTACAAAATTTTTCAGATGGAGGAATGTCGTTTTCATCAACAAGTGATCTTGTTAAAATAATTACTGAAATTAATTTTAAAGGTATAGATACATCTAATGTTACTAATATGACTAGTATGTTTAGTAGCTGTACATCATTAAAAAAAATAGATTTAAGTAATTTTAATGCGAGTAATGTTACTGATATGGGTAATATGTTTAGTAGCTGTTCATCATTAAAAGAACTAGATTTATCTAATTTTGATACGAGTAATGTTACTAATATGACTAGTATGTTTAGTAACTGTACATCATTAGAAAAAGTAGATTTATCTAATTTTAATACAAGTAATGTTATTTATATGTCTACTATATTTTATTGTTGTTCAGCATTAAAAGAACTAGATTTATCTAATTTTGATACGAGTAATGTTACTAATATGACTAGTATGTTTAGTAGCTGTAAATCATTAGAAAAAGTAGATATTAGAAATTTTGATTTTACTAAAGTTACGAGTTATAATAATATGTTAAAAGGCGTTCCTACAACTTGTGAAATTATAGTTAACCAAAGTGGTTATGATTTTATAACATCAAATTTTCCAGATTACACAAATTTAACTTTAATAACGGAATAATTTAATGCAATTTTTAATGCAACACCATTAAAAAGTTATAAAAAAAGATAAGAAAAAGCATAAATGTAATAAAAATAAAAATTAAGAAAAAATGCTATTTTAATATGGTTTGAAAAGAAATAAAAAAATATATGAAAATATAAAAAAGTTTAATTCCATCCCTGCCCACCAAAAAGACTAGAAATTTATATAATTTCTAGTCTTTTTATTTTATTTTTAATAACTTGAAAATAGCTATTTTAAGCTGTTTTTTTATTTTGGTTCTTTGTCAATAGTTGGGGTGGAGTTTCTGCAAAGTTGCTTTACCTCAATATTTTTTTGCTTTTTGATTGTTTCACACAAAAATCCTTATTACAAATCAATAGAGCTTACGCTTATCATAAAAAAGGACCGCTTATCCTCAAATTATTTACATTTTTTATGCTTTATAATATAAATTATGTATCGGAGGAAAAAATGAAAATAGAGTTAAAGGATTTTTTGGTTCTTTGTCAATAGTTGGGGTGGAGTTTCTGCAAAGTTGCTTTACCTCAATATTTTTTTGCTTTTTGATTGTTTCACACAAAAATCCTTAATTTTAGTGGTTTTTGAGTACACTTAATAAACCT